TTCTCATCAAAGTAATCATAAATCTCAGGCACCTTAGGGTAGTTCTGTACATCAGCTAAGAACCTTGGTCCAGTTGAGTAGGCAAACACCTTAACATCTGGGAAACAATGCTTCTTATATATACAGTAACTACACTCCATAGCTAACTTCATGTTCCCTGACTTACCTTCAGGTACAGTATCGAAGCATTGCTCTGGGATTTGCTCATCCTTCACCATACATTTCAGGTAATCGATACGGTCTCGTATAGAATCATCATACTTAAAGCTCTCTAAGTGAGTACATAGATGTCCACCTACCTTATCAATTACTAACCAGCCACCTTCATCGTGTCCTAGAGACTCAGCGTAGCCTCGTAGTTGGTCGATATAACCAAAAGGGTCATCATTTCTAATGTTACCTTCTTTAAACTTCTTAAATCCAAAGGGTGACGCTGTCTTAACATCCATCAACATCCCATCAATTAGACAATCCATTGAACCTTTGACTCCGTTTACCTCAGCCTTATGCTGTTGATGTGTAACTTCATGTCCTGATAATGCAGCCATTGCAAGTACAAGTTCCTCAGTCGCATGACCGTATAGAAACTTCATCAACGTAGCTGGTGTCATCTGCTCAGACTTGTATTGTCTATGTCTATACCATAGGTATCTATCTTGCTTACCTATACTACTCATCCTAAGTTGTCCACCATCGTCATGCTTTGTAAGTACTTGATTCTTAAGGATATTCTTCATAGCCTCACCAAAGTTATCCACAACTTTATCCACATCTACACCTTCGGCAGCTTCATTATTTACCAACACCTTATAGATGTCTTCTACTAAATCTTCAATCTTCTTCATAACTTCTCCTAGTGAGTCTCAGCCCACGTATCTCCTACTTGATATTCAGCATCTAAGGGACAGTTCATCTCATAGTATGTACCTGCTTCTATGATGCTACCTACAGCTAGAGTTCCAAAGAACTCAGCCTTACTTTCTATTACTTCTGTTTGAATCTCATCGTGAATATTACCCACGAACTTGTAATCAATATTGTGTTGCCTAGCATAACCATCCAGTATTACTAATGCTCTCTTCATAATGATAGCACCAGCTGACTGTAACAATGTATTCAAGGCAGCATGAGGACTTCTGATGTGTAGCTTCCTACCATCTAGTCCTTCGATTGTGCCTTTCTCAGACAGCTTTGTAACTCTGTCTCGTAAATCTTTAAGTGCTGGCGTATTAGCGAGGAAGTTCTTCTTAAGTCGCTTACCATCTCCACCTGTTCCTCCGACAATCTCTCCAATCTTCCCGTCTCCAGCTCCGTACAGGAAAGCATAGATGAAAGTCTTTGCCTGACTTCTTGATTCAAGTCCTGCAGCCACTTGATTTGCTGTGTGTATATCTCCATCTACAACCTCCTTGGTGTATTTCTCATTATCCATATAGTGTGCCAGCATCCTTAACTCCAGACCTGAGGCATCACAACCTACTAACTTATAACCATCTTTTACTTTAAATAACTTCCTACATTCTTCACCATAAGGACTACCTCCTGCGGGTACTTGGGCTAGGTTAGGCTTACTGTGTGTCATTCTATTAGTTACAGCACCAATAGGATTAATGTAGCTGTGTATCCTATCCAGTACCCCTGCTGCTTCAATCCATGAGGACACTAAACCCAGACGTTTCTGTAACATCAGGTATCTAGCAATCAACTTACCTTCAGGGAACTCTACATTCTCTAAGATAGTCTCTGATACTTGAGGGATTCCAGTCTCAGTTAGCTCAGTAGGCTCCCATCCAAAGTGTATCAGGTGTCTTGCTATCTGTTTCCTGCTGCCTAAGTTGAACTCTGGATAGGTAATCTTACCCCATCCTTGTTCTGGGTCTAAGTAAGCTAACGCATCTAACTGATTCTGTAAGGAAACTGCAATCTCACCATCAATAGTATATGGTTTACTTGGAAAGCTTAATGGTATGAAGGTAGGTAAAGGTACGAATACTTCACGTACTTCATCCTCAGCCTTGAACATCTCAGACTTAAGTTCAGCTTGTAGAGTGATAGCATCCCTAGTATTAAACTCCCAGCCATTGAGCTTCTGTTGATGGATAATCTTAGCTACCTCATACTCCATAGTTATGGCATCTTCAGATAACTTCTGCTTAGTTAGTAAACTGTACAAGCTATAAGTAACCTTCACATCTTGGATACAATACTCAAGCATCTCTTGGTTATAAGAACCCCAAGCATCTTCTTTCTCACCGAAGTCACCTTTAGCATTACCCAGTCTCTCACCCCAAGCATCTAAGCTATGACCACCCTTACGACTTGGGCTATCCATCCTAGACATTACCAAGGTATCTTCAATATCTCCCCACCATGTGAAGTTCAATAGTCTTTCTATTACAGGTATATCAAAGTTGATAATGTTATGACCTATCAATACTTCTACTTGATTCTCTTGCAGCCAAGGTATGAAGTCTTTAATATTGCCTGGTTCAAAAGTAGTAGGCTCATCCCATCTACCTACTATCTTGGCAGCAATACACCAGATAACTGATGGATTTAAGCCATTAGTTTCTATATCAAATACTACTTTTACCATTACATCTCCTCTGGTATATGAGCCACCTCTCTCAGTCTTGATGTCTCAGCATCATATTGTAGGTAGCCTGTTATCCCTGTCTCTCCTGTGTATCTGTTCTTTAGAATCCTCAAGGTTGTTGTGTTTCTAACTAACGGGTCTTCACTTTGTTGGTTACGTTCTAAGGCTATGACCATATTAGATAGCTGAGCAATACCTTGTGAACCTCTAAGATGTGATAACGAGATAGCTCCACCTTCTTCATGTGGTGTACCTGGTTGTCTTGATAGGTGTGACACAACGAACAAGCCGACGTTAGTCTCAACTACTACCTCTCTTAGCTGTGTCATTAAAGCATCGATGTTCCTACGCTCATCACCCTTAGCATCGCCTGACATTACTAGGTTAAGGTGGTCAAGTACAATCCACTTGATGTCCTGAGCCTTAGCCATTAGCCTGATACGACTGACAATCTTCTCAATGGATAACTCCTTACCATCATAGAGAGTTAAGGCTTCACCCTCTTTTCTTTCAAACAGTTCATCGAAAGCTTCTTCAGCTATCTCAGGCTTAGTAATCATACGACACTCATCTAAATGATAAGGTCGTCTAAGATGAATACCAACTAGACCATCAATGGTACGTTCATTAGTTTCTTCTAGATGAATTACCCCTACCTTGTCTGGTGTTTGAGTAAGTAAATGATATTCAAGTTCTCTAACTACAGAGGATTTACCCATACCTGTACCAGATGTAATTGTAACTAGCTCTCCCAGCCTAAAGCCCTTCGTCATCTGGTTCAAACATACCCATGGATATTCAACCGATGCTTTCTCTGGTCTATCCATCCATGTATCTTTCAGTTGTGTAGCACCTAAGATGTCCTTAGGCATCCAGCTCTTAGCGTTCCAGAAACATTCAGTAATCTCTTTAAGAAGACCAGCTTGTAACATATCACTGATGTCTTTATAACCTTCAGGGTATGACATAATCTTAATCTTCTCAGGACTGAACATCTCAATAGCTTTCTCTACTGCTTTCTTACCTGCCTCATCCTTATCAAAGGCTAAGACAATATAGTCAAAGGAATCAAGGAACTCATAGCTACCTTGTATAGACTTCTCTACACTAGAGCTGCCATTCTTTAGAGAACAGACAGCCCACTTACCATTGAATACCTCAGCTAAAGACAGAGCATCTATCTCACCCTCAGTGATAGTGATGTACTTACCACCCTTATCCCAGAGACACTCACCAAACAGACCAGTGTCTTTGAAGTTACCTTCAGTCTTGAATCCTTTAGTTGGTACATCTCTTACCTTGTAAGCTGTTACTCTACAAGCTTGGTCAGTGAATGGATAGTAATGTGTGTTACCATCCTCAGATACTCTTACCTTGTACTGCTTACAGATAGTCTCAGATATCCTACGCTTAGGGATACCGCTCCAGACACCTTTGATAGGCAGCTCTTCGTTCTGTGTTATCTTCCTCTTGTATGAAGTAGTAACTTGAGCTGTAGCTTCACCTTCCCAATGCCCACACCCTTGTGTAAAGCAATGCTTATGGTCATCATATACAGCCAAGTTATCCTCACTACCGCACTTAGGACAGGCGGTATGCTTTATGAATTTACTCATTTGAATCCTCTATTGGTTTATAATTTAGTGTCACCTTGCTCGTAGGTGGTGACAACCTCACCTTACTTCTTACTGTGGTTCATCGCTAAAGAAACTAGCATCACCACCACTAGCGCCACCTTCACCCATCTCTAATACTAAGACACGTTTAACATAAGGTACTTCACCTGCTGTTGGATGCTTCTTAGTAATGTACTCGATTCTAACCTTAGTACCTGATGGTAGTTCCTTGTCCCATACTTCTGTATCAGAGATATGAACAGGTACATCATAGCGTGAAGTGAACTTACGGATAGGCTCGCCATCATATTCTTTAATGACAACCCCAGCTTTAGTTAACTTAGATGCTGTGTCACCATCGAGTTGTATCTGTATTGAATACTTCCCTGTTGATTGACCTTGATACACATCGTGTTGTGTTAGATGTGTTTGAAAGATAGTAGTTCCTTCTACTAGCATATACTTCTCCTTGTTTTAAACCTTATGGTTTATTGTTTTATTAAATACCTT